TCAACAAAAGCAAAGCCCGAAGTTGCTCAAACTTTAAACGCAAACGTCAAATTGACGAGATCACAAAAAATCCAAAATAATCTTAAAAACTTAAATTAAAAAATGGCTACAACTACAACTGTATCATCTAACTACGCTGGCCGTGATGCGGGCGTGATTATTGGTCAAGCGTTCAAGACGATTGACACTATTGAAAAAAATGCGGTAACTATCGCAGAAAACGTAAATTACAAATTGTCTTTGCGTAAAATCGCATACACTGACGGTACAACTGCATATACTTGCGGATTTGCTCCTGCTGGGACAATCGTTTTAAACGAAAACCTAATTGAGCCTTTCAAATTCAAAAATGATTTTGATGTTTGTAAAGAAGATTTTAGAGCTACTTGGTCTGATGGAATCATGGGTGCAGGTGCTGCTAACCCAACCGCTCCAAGTGATATTATGGACGCTATCCAAGCTGAGGTTTTGGGTGCTATCGGTGAGAAATTAGAGTCTGATATTTGGACTTCATCAACTAACTTCGACGGTTTTATTACTCAATTTATCGCTGACGGTGACGTAAACAAGCCAACTGCTGACGCTGCCGTAACTGAAGGCAACGTTTTGGCTAAGTATTTGAAACCAGCTTTAGCTGCTGTGCCAATCGCTTTGAGAAACAAAGAATTAGTTTTTGCTGTATCTCCTGACGTTGCTCAGTACTACGCTTTCTACTTGTCAACTCAAGGTATTGTTTACGGAAACGGAAACAACGACTTCGCTTTAACTTTCGGACGTCACACTTTGACCGTATTAAACGGATTGCCTGCAAACACCGTAGTTATCTACGAGCGTAAAAACTTAGTTTTTGCAACAGGTTTAACTGCTGACCACAATCAAGTTGCTTTAGTAGACGAAGACGAAATCGGTTTATTGACTGGTAAAGTTCGCGGTAAAGTAGTTTACAACGTTGGTGTTGGATACTACAATGCTGAGGAAATTGTTTACTTGACTTTCGACTAAATACTAACAAAGACCGCTCGTTAACTCGGGCGGTTTTAAATACCTAAAAACGGATGCCATGTCAAATTACAGCTGGCCGCTTGCTTGGATGCAAAGCAGGTCGCGGTGGAATTAAAAATATTTTTTTCGCCAATTATGATAACTACGGATTTGTAGTATCAGCTCAAGAGGTTACATCGCTTGGAACACTCGGCGTTGACGAAGTGTTTCAATATGAAGTAAAAGCAACGGTTAACACTTTAACCGAAACAGGTACCGCGTCAGATGACACGGGTAATTTTGTAAATATGCAATCTTTGGCGGTAACGCTTCCAAGAATGTCATCAGATTTACAAGCTCAAGTACAATTGATTTGTGCAGGCCGTCCGATTGTATTTGTTGAAGATTACAACGGAAATATTGTAGTTGTTGGTCGTACCGCAGGTACAAGTTCAAACTGCACAAAAGTAACAGGCGGAGCCGCAGCAGATTTAAATGGATTTACACTTACTGTAACTGCCGAAGAATCTGACTTGTCTCCATTCTTGGATTCAACTATGCAAACCGCTTTGCGTTCATTCGTAAATGATAACGTTATTTCTTAATTCTTTCATAGTTTTGTTCTAAAAACGCTCCTTATTGGGGCGTTTTTTGTTACAAAACAACAAATTTTAGTTATAATAGTATGTGGATATTCAATTTAACTGCGCCTTATCAATTTCGTTGCATTCCGAGAGGCTATAATAGTGGCGTAATCACGTTTTTTTTACGTGACGAGACCAAAGATATTACTCACGAAATTTCAGTAACTGGCGTTTACTACCAAAACAACGTTTTAATATTAGTTTTTAGCGTGCCAATCATGACCGAAGGCCAATCTTTTGAGGTTACAATCAACGAGGATGACAATTTAATTTATAGAGGCAAGGCATACGCAACGTCACAAACCGACTTAGAGAATTTTGAACTCAATAAAGGAGTTTTAAAAGTATAATTTATGGAAAAATTACAAGTAATAAACCTATCGAATTACATACGCCCCGAGATTAAAGAGGTAAGCGGTAAAAAGTGGGTATTAAATGGAGACAAAAACTCTTTTTATCAAGTAATAATTGACGCCTATAACGGATCGCCTACAAATTCGGCTATCATTGACAGTTATTCGCAGTTCATTTATGGTAAAGGATTGACCTCAAAAGACAAAGCACGCAAGCCAAGCGAATGGGCCGCGATTATATCTCTATTGTCTAAAAAAGATTTGCGTAAAATTTGCAAGGATTTCGAGATGTTTGGCGAGGCTTCACTGGAGGTAAAATATGTAAATGGCAAAATACAAAGATGCTTTCACGTAGCAAAGCAGCGTATTGCTCCCGAAGTTGCAAACGAGGAGGGCGATATAACAGGATATTATTATAGCTACGACTTTTCAAACGTAAACAAATACAAGCCCGAACGCATGGACGCGTTTGGTTTTGGCGATGGCATGGGCGAACGCTCCGAGATTTACATCATTCGCGATTACCAGGTGGGGCAGTTCTACTATTCCAATCCAAGTTACGTGAGTGGAATTAGTTGGGCGCGTATGGAGGAGGAAATTAGCAATTACTCAATCAATCACATTCAAAACGGATTGAGCTTTGGCCATATCATTAATATGAACGCTGGAGTGCAAGAGTCAATTGAAACAATCCAAGAGAATACACGTCAAATCCGTAACCACTTAACAGGATCACAAAACGCGGGCGCATTCTTTTTAAATTGGAACGATAACAAAGATAGCGAAATTACGATTTCCGCTTTGGAGGTTAGCGATGCGCATCAACAATATGCATATTTGAGCGAAGAATCAAGACAGCAAATTTGCACGGCTCACAAATTGACGTCTCAAATGCTCGTTGGAATTTCATCCTCAAAAGGATTTAGCTCTACGGCTGACGAAATACGAGTAGGATTTGAGGAGTTAATGATAAACGTAATCAGACCAAAGCAAGAGATAATCCTCGACGGATTAATGGAAATTTTTGCCGTTAACGGAATTACTTTGGACTTACAATTTGAGAGTTTGAGAAGTGAGGAGCAAGTAATTGTTGAAGCTCCAGCCGCAGCGGTTACGCAGTTATCAAACCAAGGCTTTGACGACTTAGGCGAGGACATCGATTTGAGCGAATGGGAACTTATAAGTTCCGAAGCGGTGGACTACGATAAGGAGGACGAGCTTGACGCTGAACTTGATCGCTTAAATGGTGTTAGTACTCAATTGATGCGAGTTGCTTTGGATTCGGTATCGACAGGAACGGCAAGACCAAATGCGTCGAGTTATCAAGACGGCGCGCTTTTTAAAAGTCGTTATCGTTATAGCGGAAACGCAAACCCTGAGCGAGATTTTTGTAAAGCTATGATGAGTAAAGACAAGCTATATCGTAAAGAGGACATCGAAATGATGAGCCAAAGAAACGTAAACCCTGGCTTTGGAATGCACCCTAATCCCGATCAACCTTACGATATATTTTTATGGAAGGGCGGAGGCTTGCAAAGTGAGGCATTCCCCTTCGGAACTTGCAGACATTATTGGACTCGCGAGACCTATCGTAAAAGAGCGGATGTAAACAACCCACTTGCTGAGACAATTACACCAGCGCAAGCGAGAAAAGCAGGAGAAATTCTACCAACAAATAACCCGAAAGCGTATATCGCGCCTCACGACATGTAATTTATGGCAACTATTATACTTTTAAAAGAAAACGAACTCACTAAAAACACCCTATTAGGGGGCAATATTGACATCGACCTTTACATTCCCTGCATAGCCGATGCCCAAAGAACAAGGCTTGAGGAAATTTTAGGGGAGACGCTATACAATAAGATTTGCGAGGACTTCGATAACGACGATTTAATCGACGATTACTTGACTTTGTACGAAGATTATATCAAGCCTTTTTTAATCGCTGCAAGCGCCGTAGAATATCTCCTAATTGGGGCATACAAAGTAAACAACAACGGTATATTTAAGTCGCAGCCTGACAACTCGGTGGCGATTGATAAAACCGAAGTCGACTATTTGGTAAATAATATGCGATTAAAAAGCGAAATGTATCAGGATCGAATGTTGCGCTGGCTTAATAGATTCCATTTGCCCGAGTATGTGAGTGATTCTAATAACATCGTCAACCCTTTGCGCTCGCGTTTAGTGTGCGGCAAATGGTGGCTAGATAGACCATACTAAATATGCGAAAAGTAGACAAACGAACTGAGGAAAATATCAAAAAATTAAAACTATTTTTAAAAAATGGCATCGACATTAAATTTTACGACCAAAAGAGGGGACACGTTCAAACAAACGGACTTTCAAATAAACGTTAACGAGGCACCTCTCAATCTTACTGGTGGCGATGTTAGAATGCAGCTCAGAAAAGAGCCAGGTGGAGTGGTTGCCCTTGAGGTGCCAATCACTATTTTTGACGCGGTTAACGGCGAGTTTTGTATTGACGAGCAAATCATTGATATACAAGCCTGCTCGTATCGATACGATATACAAATCACTCAAGCGAGTGGCGAGGTTGATACTTGGATAAGTGGACTCTTTACAGTAACCGATGATATTACACGATAAGCATGGCTGACAATGTAAATATAATAGTACAAGACACAATCAACGACATCGTCGTAAATGCAGCCGTTATAGTTGAGACAATCGACATTAACGTGCAAGCTGCGGTTGACGAAGTTCAAATTATAGCCAACCCAAATAATTACGTTGTAAATATCAACCGAATTATTGGCGAGCAAGTGCAAAGCGATTGGAATCAAGCGGACGACCAAGCTCCCGACTACATAAAAAACAAACCGAGCATTCCAACTTTAACGAGCGATTTAACAAACGACGGCGAGGACGGCATCAATCCGTTTATAACGGCTTCCGATGTAACGGCTCAAGTCAATAGCGATTGGAACGCAATTAGCGGAGTGGCTGAAATTTTAAACAAGCCGACTATACCGACTGCAACAAGCGATTTAACAAACGACGGCGAGGATGGTATTAATCCATTTATAACGGCAGCTGATGTTCCCGCTTCGGTTACTTCGGTAGGTTTGACAATGCCCTCAGCGTTTAGCGTGGCAAATAGCCCAATCACAAGCGCGGGTACTTTAGCAGTTACAGGGGCGGGAGTAGTTAGTCAATATGTGCGAGGCGATGGCTCACTTGCGAATTTCCCTACTTCAACAGGTGGAGGGTCGTCTTTGGCTTTTTATTTAAACGGCTCAGTTTCGCAAGGCACAATCGGAGGCGTAGCGTTTAGGGAAATGGATAGAACTCCAATTTTAGGGACGGGTACTGATTTTACAATAAATGCTAACGGATATATTCAAAGTTTTATAACTGACGCAAACGTTCCTAATTTATTGGAAATTCCTGCGGGTAATTGGAACTTTGAAACCTATTTTAGCGCGTCAAGCGGTGGCGGTAGTCCATCATTTTACGTTGAATTATACAAGTGGAACGGAACGACTTTATCTTTGATAGCGTCAAACTCAGCAACACCCGAAGGGATTACAAATGGAACGGCGATTGATGCGTATTTTAGCGCGTTAGCCGTACCACAAACAACGCTATTGGCAACGGATAGATTAGCGGTTAGAATATATGTAACGCACTCAGGGCGCACAATTACACTGCACACCGAAGATAACCACCTTTGCGAAGTGATTACAACATTTTCGACAGGCATAACCGCATTAAACGGATTGACTGCGCAGGTGCAATCATTTGCAACAGGCACAAGCGGAACGGACTTTGCTATAAGTTCAACAACTGCAACGCACACATTTAATCTTCCAACGGCTTCGGCTGCAAATCGTGGGGCTTTATCATCCGCGGATTGGAGTACATTTAACGGCAAAGGTAACGGAACGGTAACAAGTGTTTCAGCTTTAACTTTAGGTACAACAGGAACGGATTTAAGCAGTAGCGTAGCAACAGGCACAACTACACCTGTAATTACTTTAAACGTGCCAACGGCTTCGGCTGCAAATAGAGGTGCTTTATCTTCTACGGATTGGAGTACATTTAATAATAAATTCACGCTTCCAAGTTTAACAAGCGGCAGCGTTTTATTTTCAAATGGCACGACCATAGCGCAAGACAATGCAAACCTATTTTGGGATGACACAAATAATCGTTTAGGGATTGGAACGGCAAGTCCACAAGACACTTTTTCAATAAGTGGAAATTTGACATCTTCAACATCTGAATTATCTATTATAAACACTCTTGGAGGTAAAATTACTTTTAGAGCAGGAATTGCAAGTGTAGCAAATAATGGGTTTAGTTTTTTAACAGCTAACGTAGATGGAACTTCTGAGACAACTAAATTTGTAATTTTTGGCTCAACAGGAAATTTTGCTATCGGAACCACAACAGACGCAGGCTATAAATTAGACGTAAACGGCACGGCGAGGGTGCAAAACCAACTTACTACAACGGGTTCAATTACAGCCGCCACCGCTGTTGCAAGGGGTGTGTATATGAATCAAACTTTAGTAGCTTCTGCAAATAATGATATTTTAGTAGGTTTAGATATTGCTCCAACATTTACAAACGGCTCTTTTACAGGAGTTAAAAATTATTCAATTAGAGTTCCAAATGATAGTCAAATAGCAACAGTAGGGTCAGCAAGGTATTCTATATATTTAGCATCAAGTGAAACTGCCTTAAATGCTCCATCGGGTATATTACAATTTCAAATTGCCAGTACGAATGTAGGAAGGTTTTTTTCAAGCGGAAATTTAACACTTCAAAACGGAGGAACTTATACTGATGAGGCTTCTGCACGATTAACAGTAAACTCAACAACTCAAGGATTCCTTCCACCGAGAATGACAACCACGCAAAAGAACGCAATAGCTACGCCTGCTGCAGGACTGGTTGTTTATGACACAACACTTGGAAAACTTTGCGTAAGAACGGCATCAAGTTGGGAAACGATTACAAGCATTTAATAATAAATAAATAAAAAATGGCACAAATTCAACCGATTAACTTCCCCTTTACAGGCGAAGCAACACAACTAAAAGTTTTAATACTTAACTTTGAAACGACCGCAACTACTTGCACAACTTACAACGAGTTACTGACTCAAGACGGTACACTTTGTACCGCTTGGAATTACACGTTAACCGATGAGGAATTTGCGCTTTGGGGCAACGATAACACTTGGATTGAAAATTGCGTGGCAAAATACAAAAACATTATTATTTTAAAATACTAAAATTTTTTTTAGTTATATGTTAATTTTTAACTTAATTCATAATAAATATATTTATATTTTAAAAAACAAAAAATTATAGTTAGTTGTAACAAAAATATTCAATAAATTAAATAATAGTGATTTAATAAAAATTTCTAATATATTTATAATAATAAACAGTGTAAGCTTAACCTCTGAATCTATTTTTTATTTTTATAAAATTTTATATTTTTGTTTATAAATATTATCTTTTTTAAAGATTAAAAAAAATAAATAACCTTTTATTTAAAAAA